CAGAAAGGGGATATCCGTCAGTGGATAACCCTTCTGATGTTTTACTTTTAAGACAAATTTTAGAACAATTAGATTTACCTTTTAACGAAATTATTAATAATTTAGAAGAAGCATCAACTACAATAACAGAAGAACTCCACGAAATATTTGTAGCTATATTTGTAGCAGGTCATTCTCCATTAAGTGAAGATAATTTTAACGTACTTCCCGCAGAAAAGTGGGATTTAGAATCTCTTAAATTATTAATTGATCCTAAAAAACACACAGAAGTAATACAAAAATGGAAAAATATTCCAAAACAATGGAATAAAAAAGCATTTGCTTTATATCAAGATGGAGAAGCAACAGCTAAACAAATAAATTCTACTTTAGGATATCCTAAGGGTTTAAAAGGAGTAAGTAGAGTTTTTCCTGAAAGTACTAAACCAAAAGGAGATATTTATACTAAACAAAATGTAAGTGGTTATAAAGATGAAGTTCAAATTTCTTTAAAATATGGTAAAGGTCAATTTAATAGTTTAAGTGCTTCTGAATTAATGGGTACCCTTTATAATATTCCTGAAGATGTTTTAAAAAGAAAAGGAACAGGATTATTGAAACAAATATATAATAAAGATAGTAAATATCAAGAAGCAATAGATAAAGGGGTAAGAAGTTATGTAAAATTTATAGTAGATAATTACGAAAAAATACCTTTAGAAAAGAGTAAATTAAAAGAAGGAGAAAAAGAAATTTTAGATAATTTTAATAGAAGTTTATTAGATACTATAACATGGCCAGAGTGGAGAGCCATGAAAAATGTTCATGATGCTTTCAGACATGCTTTTGGTTCTTATCCATTAACAACAGATAAAAAAACAGATTTTATACCTTCTAAAAGAGAAGCTATAAATAAAACAATCCAACAATTTAAAGACGAACATGCAGCTGCAGAAAAATCTCAAGAAGATATAATCGAAGCACTAAAATATGTTTTAGGGTCAGATGAAAAAGATAGTTATTTTTATGTAGCAGAAGCAGGAGGAAAAATGACTTGGATCCCTTCAGTAAAAAGACTTGAAAACAATCAGTATGAAATTGATGAAAAAGTTAAAGAACAAGATGCAAATTATAAAATAGATGTTACAGTAAAAGAAAAAGAATCTGGAGCCCCATTATTTATGTTTGATATATTACTTAGATTTGCAGGAGCAGGAGGGCAATATACTTCAGATTTAGCTCAAAAAGGTTCTACCTTTAAAATATTTAAAGATAATTTTAATAAAGTATTATATAAAGATTCTTAATAAAATAATTTGGTTTCCTAAAATATTAGTACTATCCTACTACTGTAGGGGTTTTTAGGTCGAAACGGCGGACCACAACACCGAACACATGACACAGTACAATCCGAAAAATATAGAAGAAACACTGAAGCGAATGGAAAAAGCGGATGAGTTAAAAGGTATACACCGTTCCGGTACTAATATAATGTCGTTCTTTGATGATAATGATAAAGAACACGAATTACAGAAACAACAATCAGCAGCAGAAATTAAAAAAGATGAATATCTTAAAAGTGTGGAATTATTAAAATCTATTATAAAAGAAAAGGGGATTAAATCTGATTTAACCCGTATACTAGCAATAGGTCTTTTAATTGAAACTACAGATTTCCTTAATATACCATCAGATCGTAAAAAAATGTTAAAAGAAAATATGATTTGGTGTAATTTACAATACGAAAAATACACAAATGAAAATTAGAAACATTGAAAAATGGACAGAGGAATATTATCCTACTACAGAAAAGATAAAAAGAAAAAAACCCCGCAAAAAAGATTTGGATAGACCAGAGAAGGGTACTACAATTAAACGAATTAAAAAATAAATTATGGCTTACGAAAAACAATTAAATAGTGCTATGCAAAGATTAGATCAATCTTTAGCAAGATTACGTACAATGGTTAAAAGAGGTGAAAACGCAGCAGCAATTCGTTTTATGGAAGAAGGTGAATTAAAAGAACGTTATGAAGAACTACAAAATATAATAAATATTTCTCAAACAAATAATTATGGCTCTAGAGGAGTCCAAAATACACGTCCACTTTAATATGTTATCAGCAGAAAAAATCCAAGCAAATTGGGATCGTTATATAAGTGTAATAGGAACATGTTTTTCAAAAGAAAGAACAGACATACTATTACCATTTTTAGATAAGTATAAAGAAAGAATGATGATGATGCCTGCCTCAAGTAAAAATTGGCACCATTCAGCATTTGCAGGTGGTTATACTGACCATGTTTTGCGTGTATATGATTGCGCTAATTCATTATATAAAACATGGAAAGATATGGGTGGAGATATTTCTACATACTCTGTCGAAGAAATGCATTTTGCAGCGTTATTCCATGATTTAGGCAAGATGGGTCAACAAGAAGGCGAATACTACCAACCAAACGATTCACAATGGCATGTTGATAAATTAGGTATGGTTTATAAATTTAATACCGACATTCCAGCAATGAAAGTCCCAGAACGTTCATTATTTATCTTACAGGAAATTGGTTGTAAAGTAACTCAAAATGAGTTTATTACAATTAAAATTCATGATGGTTTATATGACGAGTCAAATAAGTTTTATTTTATGTCTGGTCAAAAAGAAACTAGATTAAGAACACACTTACCTTTATTAATGCATCAAGCAGATCATATGGCAGCTCAAATCGAATTTGAATTATGGAATAATGCATCTAATAGTGTTCCCAAATCAAAACCAGCTAATGCAAGTAAAGGTGATAAAACACTTAGAGCAGCTAAAAAAGTAAACACAGAAAATAACCCAAAATTAGCATCAGCAACATTAGATGTTATAGATTCTTTCTTTAAAGATTAATTATGATTACACTTAGTATTATATTAACAATAGTAATAACGGCTTCTTTTTTTGTTATTAGAAATTTGATTTTAAGAAATGAGCGTTTAGAAGATTTTATAGTTAAACAAAGTGAAGCTATTGAAGCTTGTGATAAAAGATTAAAAGAAATAGATAATAAAGGTATATTTTATGCTGATGATCAGATTGGTTTCTTTTTTAAAGAAGTAAAGAAAATCCAAGAAGCTCTAAACGAGTTTACCCTTAAATAAAATAATTAGTAAAAACCACATGTCAAACAAACTTAAGTATGCCCCTACTCCTCCCCCAGAGCCAGTAGTTATTGAATCTTCCGAACCAGGTCCTAAAAAACGAGGAAGAAAAAGAACCAAAAAACAATATTTTACACCAGACACAGACGCAGCTATAAAAGAATATTTAGCTACTTCAAATCAAGAAAAAAGAGATAATATATTTGCTACAAGAATACATTATCCTTTTTATAAACTAGCTGAAAATTTAATTCATACATTCAAATTCTACTATACAGAAGTAGATGATTTAGAAGATTTAAAACATGAGGTAATTTGTTTTCTTTTAGAAAAATTAGACTATTTTAAACCAGAAAAAGGCACTAAAGCATTTAGTTATTTTTCAATTGTAGGTAAAAATTATCTTATATTATATAATAATAACAATTATAAAAAGAAAAAAGCAAAAGTAGACCCTACTGCAGCAGATGAAGATGATGGTGTTTTACGTCAATTAGGTAGAGATGAACGTAAACAAGATATAAAAGATTTTATAGATTATTTTACCGAATATACAGATAAACATATGTTTACTATGTTTAAAAAAGATAAAGATAGAAAAGTAGCTGATGCTATTAATATACTTTTTAAACGTAGAGAAAATTTAGAAATTTTTAATAAAAAAGCCCTTTATATTTATATAAGAGAAATGACAGGAGTAGATACCCCGGTTATTACTAAAGTTACTAAAATATTGAAAAAACAATATAAAAAACTTTATACTGAATATGCCGAAACAGGTTATGTAAGAGTTTAACTTTTCCTATATTTATAATAAAATATATGGATCCATTAAATCAATTAATATTTGATGATAAGTCTTTTAGTGATTTATTAAAAGAAATTCACGGTAATCAAAAGAAAAAAGCTAAACAACTTGCATCTTTAATCGCTGAGTTAAGACCTTTAGTTCAATCTTTAGGTGATGCCACTGTAGTAGTTCCCTTAATCAAGGAATATATGGAAATAAGCGTTAAAAATGACGACCAACTAATTAAAATGGCTGCTATTGTACAACGTTTATCAACATCATCTTCTTCAGGGGGAGACGGAGGATTACTAACTGAAGATGAAATGGCTCAGCTCCAAGAACTAACTGAAGAAATAGCAAAAACAGTTGAATCTGAACCTAAACAACTAGATAAACCAAAGGAATAAAATGGGATATAGTATAAGCTCAGGAAGAACAGGAGGTGGAGGAGGAGGACCTACAGGAGTTGCTTTAACTTCTGTAAGGGTAGTAGATATTATTTTAGACGAAAGTCACCCAAGATGGAAAGAATTAGGGGGATGGGATTCATTAGGAACTATATTCTATACAGGAGTTGTTGAAACCACTAGTACTACTAAACCTGACAAAAATAACGCAGCTAGACCTTTATATCCTAATATAAAACAATATCCCTTAAAAAATGAAATAGTAATTATATTAAAGGGGGCCAATAAGGATATATATGGTTTAAATAAAGACCAAGATACATATTACTTACCTACAGGAGGTATTAATATATGGTCTCATCAACACCATAATGCATTACCAACTAAAGCTTCTTTAGAAGGAGAATCAGGCGAATCTACCATTCAAGATTATCAAGCTACAGAAAATGGTATGACTAGACAAGTCACTGATGGAAGTTCTGATATAAATTTAGGAAACTATTTTAAAGAACAATTAAATGTAAAACCTTTACTACCAT